TTCTGTTGCGTAACATTTTGTCCAAACCCTTGCTGCTGGCCACCGAGCTGCGCTTGATATAGAGCTAATGCAGCTTGCTGATTTTGATTAACAGCCTGATTTTGCAATCCCTGCACGCCCATGTATTGATTGTAAAGCTGTTGCGCGGCGGCGTTTTGCGCTTGCTGCGCGGCCAAACCTTGACCGAAATTCTGCCCTACCGCTTGATTCCCAGCGGCGTTTGCGGCTTGACCTTGAGCGAAATTCTGCCCAATCCCAGCATTTTGCAATTGCTGTGCAGTAACGCCTTGACCAAAGTTTTGACCAACGGCTTGGTTTTGTAATCCGGCCAACCCGAATTGTTGGGCGAATCCTTGCTGTTGGGCGGCATTTTGTGCAGCTTGTGCGGCCTGCGCTTGGCTAAAGTTTTGTGCTACCGCTTGATTTCCATATTGCCCCGCTTGCAACGCCTGGCCAAACCCTTGTGCGTTTGCCGCGGTATCCAAGCCAATACCTTGCAACGCCGCCTGCGAGAGCAGATCGTTCTTTTGCTGGTTTTGGGAAATCATTGCGTTTTCGTACGCTTCGCCACCCGGCACCAGACCTTGATTAATCAACCGTTGCCGCGTTTGAGCATCTGCTTTTTCAAGCTGCGGCGCCAGGCGGTTCATAATTGCCTGTTGGCCGGTCATGCCTGCATTAACAGGCATTGCTGCCACGTTGCTAGTGTTCAAAGCACCGCTGGCAAGCCCATATTGGCCTGTTTGCGGCCCTTGATTGATTGCACCAGCTTGCACATTTGCACCTGCCAGCCCGTATTGCCCACCGCCAGGACCACCGCCCGCAAAGCCATATTGCCCAGCTTGTGGGCCTGCACCTGCCATCCCATACTGACCGCTTTGCGGTCCAGCATTCACTGGTTGCGCGTTAACGTTTGCACCTGCCATGCCGTATGCGCTAAGTTCTGGCGCTTGTAGCGCTTGCGCTAAGTTTCCATTTGGCTGGTTAGATGGTTGTGCGCTTCGATTCATCCCCAGACCGCCATGGCCCATCTGTAAGCCTTGAGACCGCAAGTCATCAAACGTTTGCAACCCGCTAGCCTGCCCGTATCTGCTCAGATCTGGCGTTTGCGAAATTTGCCCAGCGTTGCCGACACTAGTTTGCAAGCCTGCAAGGTTTGGATTAAACGCGTTCCCCAGCACATTCTGCGCGGTGCCTATGCCTTGCTCACCCAGCCCTGCCAACGACCGCTGCACGCGCTGCTGTGCGTCTAGGGTAGCCTGAGCTTGCGGAGTCAGTGTTTGGGTTACGGTCGCTTGATCCGCATTTGCGTTTGTTGTGAATTGTTCTCGTGTCGGCGCAATATTGCCCGACATATACGAGTTCATTGCATTTTGATAACCGGTTTGATCAAATTGTTGGGGGTCATCTTCCCCGCCACTGCCAGTGATAAATTGGCGCTCATATGGCGCGTTCCCTTTTGGCTTTGATTGATAAGCAGCCATCGCTTTATCATATCCACCCTGGTCAAAAGTCGGCGTTCCCCAGGTAACAGTTTGTCCGCCAAGCGGGCCGCTGATATTCGGATTGCTGATGCGTCCCTGCAACCGAGCAGTTGCCTCGTTTGCTGCGCCCTGCTCACGAGCTGCGCCCGCGTAGTCCGGTGCCGGAGGTGGCGATGGTGAAGATTTACCCATGATTTACTATCCTTTTGCTGTATCGTGTATTTAAAAACCGGCAGTCATTGCGGCGCAATGTGTAAAAAACAATGTCGCCATGTGGTCGCCCTTCCTTAATTCTGCCTTCTTCGGTAAATCCCATTTTCTTCACTACCTTAATGCTTTGTTCGTTATCGCTTCCAACCGGGCAAATGATTTTTTCTACTTGGCAGATGTTGTACGGATAATCAAATATTGCTGCCAAATAAGCCGGTGTCAGTTGGCCTTGAATAGCGAAATGGCACCATATGCTTTGATGATTCCAATTCTCGTAAATGACTCCTGCAATAAGTTCATCATTTCGTTTTAACCCTATCGCGTTGGCTCTGGTTTCTAAAAAACCATAATCCACACGTTTTGCTACCCAATGGCCGACATCCGGCCCCGATACTATATCCCTGCCCATCCGGTCTGATAAACAACGTCAGTAGATGCCCACTCAATTTGCAGCCCGCTGGATGCGCTTTTAAGCTGGATGGATCCGCAGTAACCAAGCCCGGTAACACCTTGCCAGTTGTTTGTAATTTGTAAACCAGATCCCCACAATGCAGAATCCCACGTTCCTGCATCCCATAATCCAACAGCAGATGCCGATGCTGAAATAGGCGCGGTTGTATCATCAACGTTGAAATCTACGTTGATGCCAACAAAAATAGCAGGTGCGCCGTTTGTAAATATGCTGGGCCGCGCCCTGGTGAAATATTTTTTTACGCCTCGGCTGTCAAAATAGTTAAATGCTTGAAAAACATTTGTTGCAATGTTTGATGTGTTATCCACGTAGGTGTCGTCCCACGCCTTGACCACCACGCCGTTGCCACCGTAATAAGGATTATCGTTGTAAGTTTCCCAGACGTTAGCCGTCCAGCCTTGAAACTGTGCCCAACTCGTTGTGATTGTGTTCATCACGTATTGTTCTTGCTGGCCCTCTGCGATCGGCACATTGATCCACACGGCATTTCGACGAGCGTTGTAGTAGACCTGCCACCCCACCGCAGCGTGCGCGCCCCCGTAGTTAATTATGGCTGCTGTAATGGCGCCCTGTATCTTGTTTGACAACGCAACGCGAGGATCAAGCCTGGATGATTGCAAGCTCTGCGCCATTGGCATCAGACCGTCATAAGTTAAGATCAGCAGATCGCCGCCCCACTTCAGCATGGATCGGTTGCCGATTGGCGATCCTAGTTTCCAAACTCCGGTCAGCGCCCAGGTAGCATCGCTGGCCGGATCTGTGCCTCGATAAACAATAACTTCGCCGTTGCTGGTAACAAACACTAAATTGTCATCAACCCCATAACCCGCATCAATTGTCCACGTATCCAGATCCACTAGTTTGCCGCCGAATTTAGCAATTGCCGACAGATCAAGCACTTGTGCAGCTCCGCCGACTGCACTGGTCGGCAGGTACCACGCTTTAAGCGTGTCTTTCTGAATAAACCACAAGCGGTTTTTAAACAGCGTCACATTTGATAGCGTTGTCGTAGTAACGCCGGTAATGGCTGGCGTTGAAGCGGCATCAATTGCAACCCAACTTGTGCCATCGTACAACCGCGGCTTGTCCACGCCATTCACGGCATACAAATAAGTGCCGCCAGTCGTCGTAATGTTGATGTATTCCCAAATTGCGTTGGTCAGGCCGGTAACGCTAGTTGCTGTTGCAACGCCTGCGGTGCTGGCATCATAGAATTTAAGGTCCGGCGTGCCTACAGCGGCAAACATCTTGCTGCTGGTGCTGCCGTTGTAAACCATGATGGTTTGCACCTGGCCTGTCATGCCGGTAGCCCAGTTTGTTGAACCACCCCGCAGCACGCAGTTGCTGATTGTCGGAAAGAAGTTAATCAGTTGAACCGCATCCAGCGGCTCCATGTTGGCAATGCTGTCTCTAGCATTCCAGCCGCCAACAGGAGCTGGAACAGACGCTACTCGCGCCGCGTTGCCCTGCACCAGTTGGTTAATTTGGGCCATAGCCGGAATCCGGTATGTTGTCGTATCCGATTAACACAGTGCCGGGGCGCGGTGCAAAACTCAGATTAGCAGACGACATATCTAGCGCCATTGCTGCTTCAAGCTCATACATATAATTGCGATACATTGCCGTAGTATCAAAGCCCTTGGCCTCGAAATACTTTAGCTTTGTGGATAGCACCATCAAGCGATCAGGGTAGATCGTTGTGTCGGTGTCCACCGTAAAGCTGGTCTTTACGGCGCTAGCGGCAGAATTAGCCCAGCCGTTTGATCTGTATTCATAGCCAAGATATTCAGCGGCAGAGGTGCCAGGCCATATCTGAAAATAAGATCCCAGCAAACGCCAGCGGATCCGAGGTCCGGTCGAGATATAGCCGGAGAGCAACCATTCCCATTGCTGGGCGTCCTCTGGCCCAAGCATTTCCCAATGCTTGGATTTGTCCCACATACTGCGCGGCACCAACGCTTCGTAGTCGCTCGGCAAGTCATACTTCATTTTCTGGAAATACGCAGTAGCAGAAGCGCCGCCAGCGGCAGCAAAGTCTTGATTAAGCGTAACCTGCGTTCCGCTATCCACGGACTCTATAAACGTATTTTGATTGATGCCAGTCCCTTGCACCTGGTAGGTTGTGTCCAACCCTGCGGTGCTGGGAATGCCAGTGATCGTCCTGGCTGCCGTGGTCCAGTTGCCGGTGGTGGTTAGGTATTCAGTATAAAAAGCCTTTTGCTTAGTCATCGCGCGCCAGTTGTGGCGGCGCAGCAGCTCGTAGCCCGTCGCGTTCATCAGCGCAAGAATTTGCGTCACATCTTGATTGGTATTGCCAGCGACATACACCGGCGCCGTGACACCTAGTTCGTTTGTGACTTGCTGCACCAACTGGAGCATTGTGCTGCTCATATTTACGCCTCTTTGCGCGGTCTACCGAGTTTTTTAGTTGCCATCAACATCGCCATTTGCTGTTTTAATTCATCAAGCTCGCGGCGAGTAATCTCCAGTTCGGAAGTGTTTGCGGATTGGTTTTTTCTGGTTAGATAGGCGCGGGCTCGTTCTCTCAATCCAGCACCACCCATGCCGATCCGTTGCAGT